GCGGCCCCTGTTTGGATTGATCCCCAGACGGTCAAGACGGTCTCCCTCGTTTCCGGGCCGCGCACTTCACACAAGGGAGGACGGGAGTTGAAAATGACAGATCAAAAATGGCAACCAATCGAAACCGCGCCGAAGGATGGGACTCGCGTACTCCTGTGGCGCGGACACCCGAAGCTCGGACTTTGGGGCGAAGTGGTAGCCGCTGAATGGCATGATGGGGAGTGGCGCTGGCCTGACCCGCACAAAAATCCAAGCGTTTACGGCGATTGGTCATATGACGATCTGATCGAAGGATACGCGGCAACAGAGAATTTCACCCATTGGGCGCATATATTGCCACCACCCTCGGAGGCCGCACAATGACACCAGCAGAAATCACCCAAAGGTTCCTCGCCGCGTTCTGGGATGCAGCAACAGAAACCGCAGTCACCCTATCAGGACAGGAAGCAGCCGACCGCAGCGGCCTCGGCGTCAATCGCGCAGGCAAAGAAGCACAACGCCAGCAAGCCGCCGCAATGTTCAAAATCGACAAGTCAAAAGCAAAAACAACATACATCCCACAGCCCAAAGCCGAAGGCCTTATTCGCGCGGCATACACAAGCCACGATCACGCAACCGCAACCGATAAAGCCTTCCTCTGGGCATTCCACCGCAAAGGCCGCAATGAGTTCGTCCCCCTGACCCACAGGGAAATCTCAACAGTCATGCGCCGGGAGCCAAAAGAAATGGCCCAAATCATCGGCGGGCTTCTCAGCGCAGGCCACATCACCACAACGGCCAAAAACAGCATCTCCGCAATCTACGATGTGACGCCAAAAGGCCAAGCCCATGCCCGCACCCTCAAAGGCGCGCCAAAGCCAAAGCCGATCAAAGCCCCGCCGCCGAAAGTGGAAGCCGCGCCGATCATCCGCACCCAAGCCGATTACGCCGCCGCATTAGCCAAAGCCGCAAAGATCGAAAACGCCGCCGCCTACAAAGCCGGAACAATCCCGACCTACAACTCCCAAAAGCCAACAGGCACAAGCCTAACCCAACTGGAAGCCCGCGTTTTGGCCGCAATCGAAAACGCCGGGGCTGAGTTCACAGCAACATCCATCGCCGCCGCAATCGAAAGCAACCGACCGCAAGTCGCGGTCGCAATCAAGGAACTGCAAAACAAGGGCAAGCTGACACTAAACAGGGACAAACGCGCCACATATAGCCTTGCGGCTTCACCAGAGGCCCAAGAAGGCACCAAGTCTGAAATTTCCGACCCACCACAGCCAAAAACGAAAGTTCGCGTTGTAGAGGCCTATTTGACGACAAACCACAGCGCCGCAGAAAACGCCCACGTCAACCGCATCAGCCTGCCCGCAGAAACGTGGGCCGCAGAATGACCATCTACCAACTCCGCATGATGGAACACGCCATCGCCACAGGCGACATCGACACAATCCGCAAGCTGTGGCCCGCGATCAAGACCAGCATCAACCTCAAGGCCGACTATGCCAATCCGGCAAAGCCAATCAATCAGGAGTAACGCACATGGACCTAACGAAAATCAGAGAGCCGTTCGGGCTTCTGGATGATGAAACGCAGGCGGCTTTGCAGGCTCACGGCGGGCCGTATGAGGTGTTTAGCGGCGACGACTGGTATGAAGGCCACCCGTCATGGTCAAAGGGTTACGCCTACCGCGCCAAACCCCAACCAGCCCGCAAAACAGTCTACCCGTGGGATGCGCTGGACGACCGCATCAAGTGGGCGGCGGTGGATCAGGACGGGTGGCTGTGCCTGTCATCGGAAAAAATGAAACCGGGATCTTATACGTTTCAAGAAAATTCAGGATATAAACTTTACAATGTAATAAAATTCCAACGCGGCGATGAACCTTGGCAGGAAACGCTCCAACGCCGCCCCGGATATGAAGGGGACGAGTGATGTACCTTGATTACCGATTTCTCATTCCAATCCTACCGCCATTCGTATTCGTGGGCGCGGTCAGGCTTCTGTTCCGGTTGGCAGGCGCAGAGATTACACGCCCCGATCTGTTGGTGTCAGCGGGCCTGATTGTCGGCCTTTTTGGGGTGCTGATTGCAGCCATTCTTCTCTTTTTTGGGGAAGATATTGGCGGCTTCTGGATTGGGGGTCGCAAATGACCCAACCCGAAATCATCATCGCCACGCTCAAAATGGCGCAGGATAACCGCCTCACCATCGATGACCTAATCCAATCCGCCGAAATCGCCGCAACCGTCCAAGGATGGAAAGACGCGGTAGCGGCATGGGTGGAGGTCAACAAATGACCAGCACCCTAATCGCCGCCGCCGCGTCCGTTTTCTGGGGCGGAACAGGCGCAACAATCACCGCCGAACATCCAGCCGGCCACGTTGCAACCGTGCATTGCCGCAACGAACTAACCCAAAGCATGAGCATCACAGAAGGCGAAATCAGCATCAACGGAATCACCGTGCAAGTGCGCGTTTACCACCAGCCAGGCGACCAGCCAGACCGCTTCGAGGTATCACCGCCCGAAGGCTATATCGCAATCCCGCGATACATCTACGTCAACGAACACGAAACGGAAGAAATCCGCATCTTTGAAATTGAAGGCATGGTTGCCGGATAACCCCACGCCCTGACTGACGGGCTAAGTCAGCGGATTATGCGGAGAGTGCCGGGGAGGTCATGTAGCCCCTAACCCCGCAAGCGCGGCAGAGCCTCCATTCCGGGCCGAGGCCGCGCAACAAAACAAACGAAACAAACGAAAGGAAAACACAATGGAATTCATCGCACTCTGGATCTTCTTCGCAATCCTCGCAGGCGTCATTGCCGACCGTAAAGGCCGCAACCCCATCGTCTGGGGCATCATGGGCATCATGTTCGGCATCTTCGCCGTCATCATCGTCGCCGTCATGGGCGAGGCGAAAACCGACCACTAGTAAAACAGGCGCAAAACGCCTATAATGTGCAAAATATCAGCAAAAAGAGGGTTCCCAAATGGGGGAAGGCAGCAAAGACTATGAAGTCGGAAAGGGAAAGCCGCCAAAACACACACGTTTTGGACAGCCTGACGGACCAGCACCCGGCAAAACATCCACCCAAAAGCGCCTTGAAATGGCTAACGCGGAAAAGGCTATGAAAATCCGTGAAATGTTGCTGGACGCAGTTGGGGCGCAATTGCAGGGAATGGAGCAATCCAGCCGGATTGCATTCGTTGAAGCCGCAATGCTGAAACTCCTCAAGGACAGCGAGGATCGGGGCCTTGGTTCGCCAATCCAAGATCTGCGCAGTGGGGACGGATCACTCGGCCCGTCAAAGATTGAGCGCGTTATCGTCAAGGTAAAGAATGGCAGCGCTGAGGATTGAAACGCCAGAGGCGTTCGTCCCGCTCCTAAAGCCATCGCGCTACAAAGGCGCCCACGGTGGCCGTGGGTCTGGCAAATCTCACTTCTTTGCAGAACTGGCAGTAGAAGACGCCTTGCGCTTTCCCGGCGATTACAATGAAGGCATCCGCTTTGCCTGCATTCGCGAAGTCCAGAAGTCGCTCAAAGAAAGCGCAAAGCTGCTAATCGAGGACAAGCTACGCAAGTTTGGCCTCGGCGAGCGGCAAGGCTTCAAAGTCTTTGAGAAGGTAATCACAACACCTGGCGATGGTATCTTTACCTTTGACGGGATGCGGGATCACACAGCCGACAGCTTCAAATCTAAAGAAGGCTTCCACCGGGCTTGGTGCGAAGAAGCGCAGACAATATCCGACAGGTCGCTAACACTCCTGCGCCCGACAATCCGATGGGAAGCCAAAGACGGCACAGGATCAGAACTTTGGTTCGGCTGGAACCCGCAGCGCCCGACAGACCCTATCGACAAGCTCCTGCGCGGCCCTAACACGCCAACAGGGTCAACGGTCGTTCAAGCCAATTGGCGGGATAATCCTTGGTTTCCAAGCGTTCTAGAGCAAGAGCGGCTCGACGATCTGCGCAATGCGCCGGAAAAATACCCGAACATCTGGGAAGGCGAATACGCAACCGTCCTAAGCGGGGCCTATTACGCCAGGAGCCTAACAGAAGCGCAGCACGGCGGGCGCATTGGCTTCTTTCCCGCTGATCCTCTTGTTCCCCGTTATGGCATCATGGACATTGGCGGCACATCCGGGCGATCAGATGCGACCGTGATCTGGATTGTGCAGTTCATCGGGCAAGAGGTGCGCGTGATTGACCACTATGAGGCGGTGGGCCAGCCCTTTGAGGAGCATGTCCACTGGCTTCGCATCAACAAGCACGGCGATGCAATCATTGTCCTGCCCCATGACGGACGAAAGCATGACGTGGTGTTCAAGGTCACGCCGCAATCATTCATGCAACAGGCAGGCTTCAAGACCGAAATCATCGCAAACCAAGGGCTAGGCGCTGCATCGGCACGGATCGAGGCCGCGCGCATGATGTTCCCCCGCGTGACGTTCAACGAAAAGACCACAGAAGGCGGGCGGCAGGCGCTGGGCTGGTATCACGAGCGGACAGACGAACACCGCAACATCGGGCTAGGGCCTAACCATGATTGGTCTAGCCATAGCGCTGATGCATTCGGGGCCGTGGCGATTTATGACGCAACAAGGCCCAAGATGGGATCATGGTCAAAGCCATTGCGGCGGGGTTTGAAAGGTATGTAAAACTGTGCTAGTGTTCGCGCAAATCAAAAGGGCGCAATAATGGCAATTGGCACTTATTCAGAGTTGAAAACGGCAATTGCAGAATTTGCAAACCGTGGCGACCTAACATCGCAAATCCCGAACTTCATTGCGCTAACCGAAGCGTCAATCAACCGCAATCTGCGTCATTGGCGCATGGAAACGCGCACAGACCTGACAATCGACGAGGCATTTGAGGACGTGCCGACCGATTGGCTAGAGACAATCCGCCTCGGCCTAAAGAACGGCGGGGCGCTTAACCTGCTATCATCGCAAGACATGATGAAAGCCAAGGCAAACACATGGGATACGGGCGATCCGCGCTACTTCTGCCATACAGCCGGAACTTTCGAGTTTTGGCCTGAGCCGACAGCATCAACCGGGCTGGCGGAATTGCTGTATTACGCCAAAGTCCCGGCATTGTCAGACGCAGAGCCTACCAATTGGCTGCTGACCTATAGCCCCGACCTGTATCTTTACGGAGCGTTGCTGCAAATCGCGCCTTACCTCGGTGAGGATGCAAGGCTGGCAGTCTGGGGCGGTCTTTACGCTGATATTCTTGCCGGGTTGAACAAAGAAAGCAAAGCCGCGAAATTCAGCGGGCCGCTAATCATGAGGAGCCGCAGCAATGGCTGATAGCACGACGACGACTTACGCCCTTGTTAAGCCCGAAGTCGGGGCTTCCTCTGATAGTTGGGGGGATAAGCTTAATGCGGATCTGGATGCTCTGGATGACCTGCTAGACGGAACCACGGCTATTGCGCCTAACCTTGTCGGTTGGCAGGTGGGCGGCGTTGCAGTCACCAGCACGGCGGCAGAGTTGAATATCCTGGACGGGGTGACAGCAACGGCAGCGGAATTGAACATCTTGGACGGCGTTACGGCAACGGCGGCTGAGTTGAATTACGTTGACGGGGTAACGAGCGCCATTCAAACGCAACTTGACGCCAAAGCGCCCCTTGCATCCCCGACAATCTCAGACCCCACGTTTACGGGTGTTCCTGTGGCCCCTACTGCAAGCGCTGGCACAAATACAACGCAGATTGCGACCACGGCCTATGTGGATGCTGGCCGAAAAATTGTGCAGGTCGCATACACCCAGACGGGTGCGGTTGCTACAGGGACAGGCGTAATCCCATCGGACAACACAATCCCACAAATAACCGAGGGTACGGAGTACATGACCCTCGCAATCACGCCCACAAGCGCAACCAGCATTTTGAAGATTGAGGTGGCGGCATACGGCAGCTTCAACGACAACAGAATAATGACTGTGGCCCTATTCCAAGACGCTACTGCAAACGCTCTAGCCGTAGTAGGGCAGTTGACTGCTGCGACAAACGGGCCGGCCGTAGTGAACCTACGGCACACTATGTTGGCGGGTACAGCATCAGCCACAACTTTCCGGGTCAGGATTGGTGGCGACTCCTCTGCCACATTCACGTTTAACGGAGTTAGCGGTTCGCGGCGATACGGCGGCGTGGCTGCGTCATCCATCACGATTACGGAAATGACGCCGTGACCATGATCCCCCTTGAAATTCCGCCGGGCGTTTACCGAAACGGCACTGACCTGCAATCCACCGGGCGGTGGCGTAACGCTTCATTAGTCCGCTGGACGGATGGCACAATGCAGCCCGTGGGCGGATGGCTTAACCGCGTCACAATGTCAGACCAGCCTATTCGCGGGGCAATTGCTTGGCGCGATCTTACGGGCGATAGATGGTTTGCAGGCGGCACGTTTGAAGGGCTGTTCGTCAGCAACGCAATCAACACGGTGTCAGACATCACCCCGGCGTCATTCGTCACCGGAACATCTGGGGCCGCGCAGAACACGGGGTACGGCGGCGCTTTCTATGGAACAGGCTCCTACGGCCTAGAACGGCCTGATACTGGGGCATATTCAGAGGCAACGGTATGGTCGCTGGACACATGGGGCGAGTATCTTGTTGGGTGCGCCACGTCTGACGGGCGGCTTGTGGAGTGGACGCTAAACACAGGAACACCAGCGGCGGCGATCAGCAACGCGCCTACAGGCTGTAGCGGCCTATTCGTGACAGAGGAGCGGTTTCTATTCGCCCTAGCCCCAAGCGGCAACTATCGCCGGGTTGCATGGTCTGACCGTGAGGATAACACCACATGGACGGCGGCAGCGACAAACGAGGCGGGCGATTTCGATCTGCAAACGGCTGGCCAGATCATGCTTGGCATCAGATCAAGGGGTCAGAGCCTGATCCTAACCAACCTGGACGCCCACAGCGTGACATATCAGGGACCGCCTTTCGTTTATGGCTTTGAGCGGGTTGGATCGTCTTGCGGGGCTATCTCGCGGCAATGCGCGGCCTCGGTGGATAGCGGCGTTTATTGGATGGGTGAGCGCGGATTTTTCCGCTTTGCAGGCGGCGCGGTTGAAAGCATCCCTTGCGATGTGATGGATTACGTCTTTGACGGTATGAACACTGTTCAGAAATCCAGAATTGCAGCCGTGACAAACCGCAAGTACAGCGAAATCTGGTGGTTTTATCCGGGCGACGACAGCACGGAAAACAGCCGATATGTGGTTTACAATTACAAGGAAGGCCATTGGGCAACGGGCTTGATTGGCCGCACTTGCGGGATTGACGCTGGTGTTTTCAACGGCCCTATCTGGTTTGGTGCGTCCGGGCTTGGCTATGACCACGAGGCAGGAACCACGTTTGACGGAACGCAGCCCTATGCCGAAAGCGGGCCAATGCAGGTTGGGGCCGGTGATAATGTCGTGATGGCAACGCAGCTTATCCCCGACGAAAAGACGCAAGGTGATGTTACGGTTACTTTCGCCACACGGTTTTATCCCAACGGCGCAGAAACAGAATACGGGCCTTATTCCATGGCGGCACCCACCGACATTCGCTTTACCGCGCGACAGGTCGCAATGAAGGTAACGGGCGGATCTGGCCGGGATTGGCGATGGGGTATCCCGCGCATTAACGGAACGTTGCGGGGGACGCGATGAGGTTTGGTGTCCCGCCTCTTGGCCCTGATGTTCGGGCTTGGGCCAATGATATGCGCCGTTGGCTTGCTGCTGGATGGGATGCGCTGACCTATAAGGACGCATCGGCTAAGGCCGTGAGCGATGGCGTTTTGCTTTGGGACCCGGCGGGGTATCCTGTGGTTTCGCGCGAAGGTGAATGGCGACAGCTTATCATGGCTGATGGGTACGCCGCAGCCCGCGTTCAATCTAGCATAACGGCGGCTAGTGCTGACACGGCATACGCAATTGAATGGGACACC